ATCCCCTTTGTCACTTGGAACTCGACAAGTAACAATTTGACCAAAATCCATCGTTCCATCGAACTGATTTTCAAAGTAATCTATGGCAAACTTTGTATGTCTTTTGAAATTCATCAGGAAATATGAAAACTGTGGATCTCCTGTGAGCCATTGATCTTGGACTCCAGTGGTGGCAAGTCTTAATCGACCAGACATTCCTACTTTATGTGAGTAAAATTTTGCTAAATAAAACGGGACACTAATGTAGAATGAATCTTCAGTTGAGGAAATTCAAACCCGAGACGATGACTGACGATCGGGTGTGTGTTTTTGTGGGGAAGCGGAACACAGGGAAGTCGACCCTTGTGAAAGACATAATGTACTACAAAAAACACTTACCAGCCGGGATCGTGTTGTCTGGTACAGAAGAAGGTAACCATTTCTATTCAGAATTTGTTCCCGATTTGTTTGTGTATGGCGACTATGATAGAGATGCGATAGAACGTGTAATGTCCAGGCAGCGTAAATTGGTGGGTGCGGGTAAAACAAATTGTGGAGCTTTCATGCTTCTTGATGATTGTATGTACGATAGCAAATTTCTTAAGGATACGTGTATCCGTCAATGTTTCATGAATGGTCGCCACTGGAAGATCTTCTTTATGTTGACGATGCAATATGTGATGGATCTTCCACCGGCTTTGCGTGCCAATGTGGATTATGTGTTTGTTCTCAGGGAAAACATCATACAAAACAGAGAAAAACTCTATAAGTCATTTTTTGGAATATTTCCAACTTTTGATATGTTTAATAAGGTAATGGACGCTTGTACAGAGAACTATGAATGTTTAGTGCTAGATAATACAGTTAAATCTAACAAGATCCAAGATTGTGTATTTTGGTACAAAGCAACACTAAGAAAGAACTTTAGAGTTGGTAGTCCAGATCTCTGGAGACTTCACCAGAAAATGTACAATCCAAAATACCTCCAACAGAAGGAAGATGATGCCAAGAAGGCTACGAAGAAGACAAATCTCAAAATCACAAAGACTAAATAACAGGCCGCGTCACTCACAAGTTTCAAAAACATAGTAGTATACTAAATGGCTACGGACGTTAATACCATGAATCTTTCAGACAATGGGGATGGAATGGTCCCATTGAGCGAAAATAACCGTTCGACGAGTTTTATAGATAATCGAGCGTCAATGGAACAGGAAAAAAATGTAAGTGAAAATAAACAGACAATGGACTCTACTCCAATCAGTGATATCATGATGGAACCACCAATGATGGCGGATGAGCCAAGAATGCAAGGCATGATGCCACAAATGACTGCTCCAAACCCCCAGGGTGGATATGCTCCAATGCAACAACAAGAAAAGAAGGAGCCAGAAAGCAAGAATCCACTCAATCTCACTGATGATCAACTCATCGCTCTTATCGCGGGTGTCGCGGCGGCTGTTGCCGTTTCTAAGCCAGTTCAAGACAAGCTAGTCACTTCTGTGCCAAAGTTCCTTAACGAACAAGGCGCCCGAAGCATGGTTGGCTTGGCTTCAACCGGAGCGGTTGCGGCTATTGTCTTCTACTTGACGAAGAATTACATCATAAAGCCCTGATTGTTTGATTCCCAACCCATATTTGAATAGATCGAGTTATCAATACCTGAATAGTAGGTAAACAAAGCTCCAACGGTAAATGCCGTCATGAGCAAGGCACTCAACTTAAGCGTCTTGCTTCTGTCACTTCCGTAATTCTCCACAGCATCCTTCGTATCGGCCCAAAACCTGTTTACCAAAAAGGTAATAAGAAACGCGATCAGTGTTGTCATGAAGACGAACAAACGATCGACCGCAAGTCTTGGAACACTCCCAATCACGTGTCTGAAAATATTTGGAATAACGAATGTCATGAGAGTCAAATTCGCGTAGTAATTATTACTCATGTGTGGTATAACAGTTATCGCATATATCACGAGGTAGTATATGATAACCGCCAACAGTGTAATGAAGGGTGTTCTCATTTAGTATATTTGAAGAATATTATTTATCCTGTATATGTTCTCCACAGAATTTGGTACGTTCGGGAATTTTTTGATAGATTCCAAGTTGAATACAAATGTCTCTAAGTTCTACATAGTTGGTCCAGAATTCTTCTGAGTGAGAATATTCATCTACTGTGCAATGTGCTAATTCATGAATAAGTACATGAAAGATTTCATTGGGAGTTCCATCGAGGCATATGGCTATTTCTTGACCCTTGTTTGTATTGTAACCCACGCCATTACGCATTCTCTTTACAGCTGTGATTGGAACGCACCTGGTGAGCATCTTGAACTTTTCATTTTTCGTCTCGGTGAGATGCTCGCGGAGCACTCCATATTTTTCCTTTACCTCTACAAGTTCCTGGGGTTCTCGTGTGTGCTGAAGTATCCACAAGTTTATGATGAACAATACAATGAACAAGATCATCTCTTATATACAAAGATAAATTTACTGTATAACTCTGATATGGGATTTCCTGTAAGACCCTCCCAGAGTTCTAGACTAAAACCCATCTCTTCTAGATGTGTGACAAGAAGGTCCTTATAAGCTATTGGCTCAGATTTGGCACCGTCTGCATAAAATGGGGTGTCTGCCAAGTTTACAAATAACTTTTCCCCAAAACCTCCCATACCCTTTGACTTCATTACAAAGAAATTCCCCATATCATCTTTGTAAGGTGTTCTAAATATGATTTTTTCAGAATCTGGGATGATACCTATGAGTTTTGCCCCAGGTTTCATTCTCTTTTTGATCTCCCTAATTGAACTAAAAAATTTGTCCCTCGTTTCGAAAATATAGTGAAGTGAAAAATTATAACACACAATGTCAAATTTTCTGTTTGGGCAATTGTGTATGTCACCTTCGTAAAAATTTACACGCATATGCATATTTTTAGCGCGACTCTTGGCCTCCACAAGGGCCGAGGGTTCCGGATCACACATACTCATATTCGCCCCACACTTGTGCCACTTTTGAAGATCTCCACCGAAACCACAACCAACGTCGAGTATCTGCTGACCATTTTGAGTCACCCATTGTATAAGTTCCCGTTTGGCATCATTGTGGTTACGGCGAATTTCTTCCATGGTTTTTATGGAATCTTTATGTTTATATCTGTTTTATTAATTTCACAGTTTCGTTCCCAATCAAATATGTGATAATTTACGTACCCAGATCCCTTCAAAAACCTGTGTCTTTTCAACATATCTTCATCGTGTACGACGTCTAAGGTGTTGAAAACATCAAAACCTTCGTTTTTTGCCAATAAAAATGCATCATTAAAATTATCTCCTGTCATATAGAATAAATATGCCTGATTAATAGTTTCCGATTTTCCAACTACATCATATGGAACACTATAAAACGAAACAAATTCGTTCGACTCATCGTTGAGATACGAATATATCACATTATCACGTGGTAAAAACCAATGTTTAACCCAAGATTCGTTTACGACAGGTGCAACTTTAAAATTTTTAAAGTAGTCTTTTAGTATCTGTGTTACTTTTGTAACATCTTTTGTTGTCATTTTTCTAAAATAAGATCTACCTCGAATTTCAAACATTTTTGTTTTGGGTTGGTTTGTTTCATAAAACCCACATCTAGATAATTTACTTATATTAATTAGTCTATGCCAATATGAAGCTTTCAGAATAGAACCTGGTATTGAATTATGTATAGTAGCGATCGATTGATTTCTATTTTTACTTTCAGAAACACGTTTTGCTTCTGTCACGAGATAACCAACGAGTTTTCTGTTTCTATAGTCTTTGTGAACACATAAAAAGTTTACTTGTACAGCTCTCACTTCTTTATCGTTTAGTTTCATATTTAGTGGTGTCAAAGATATAAGACCTATTAATTTTTGTGTATCTTTGTGATTTATACATATATTTTGATGTCCAGGTACTTCTATTGCCCATCGCAAACTTTCTAATGTATATCTCAACTTAAAATCATCATCTGAAACATAATTCTCCTTTAGGAATTCGTAAATTGATTCGAGTGAATGCATCGACCATTCAAAATCTTCGGGGAGTTTTTGTGGTTCGGTAGTTTTAATACGCTTCTCACTGAATCCAGTTGCCCAAGTTTGTTTGTCCCAGAACTCGTGCATATATAGAATTTATCTTCACACTTTTAAGTAAGCTTAAAGTTTTGGTTCGAATAATGAACATAATACCATGTCTCTTGAACAAGACTACACTACCGTTCCAGGTCAATTGTTTGCGTGCCTCTCCGTCGTCGGTCCAGAAGCCCCACAAAAGAATGATAAGTTTGGTATCAAGATTCGAGGTGCTTTTGCGACCCGTGACGAAGCCGCAAACCACGCGAAGCGTCTTCAAAAGGAAGATAGTACCTTCGATATCTACGTCGTTGATATGTACAAGTGGCTGTTAATTCCACCAGACAACACAAAGATCGATGACGTGCACTACACGAATGAAAAGTTGGAAGAAATTATGACCGGTTACAAGGAAAACCAAGCCCAAGCTGCGCGTATGTTCCAAGAACGCAAGAATGCGATGATGGAGGCGAAGGACTACATCGCACCCGGAGACGAGAACTCCAAGTTCTACACGAAGCCTGACGAAGCGCCAATCAGTCACCCAGCCGAAGTTTTGGAGCGTCTTCAAAAGGAAAAGCCAGACGCCCCAATGGAGGAGCTTGTCAAGGAAGCCGATGAAATTGTCGCCGCTGAGATTGAGGAGCGACGCAAGAAGCGTGAGGCCGAGGCTGAGGCCGAGTCCACGGAAGCTAAGATTGAAGAAACCAAGGAAGATGGGGAACCAGAAGTATCGTCCGCGTAATTGAAAAAAAATATAGTATAATTTTAAAACAAAATGTTTAAGATAATCGTCACGATCATACTAACATCGGCTTTCTTTATTTTGTTTTTCACACCAAAAATGAAAATTCAAAACAAAACAAAGAAAAGGGTGAAACGCGTGAGAGAGGAACCTAGTACGACGAAGGGGTTTATTGAGGATACGTATCGTGGACCTATCACAGATCGTTTCATACCCCCAAGGGTTGGTAAAACTGGAACATTTGTGGGATATACAGATGTTCCAGATAAAACTGGAACATTTGTGGGATATACAGATGTTCCAGAGTACAGCTGGTTGCATGGTTTTCCACACACCAAAATTAGTAAAGAAGAATTGGCGAAAGGTAAGGCGAAGCCAAAACCAAAACCAAAGACACCACCCAAAAAAATGGGTAAAAGGGCTAAGATGGCTCGCGTAGAAAAGGGTGGTACAAATATTGCTCTCGCTACAAATTAAGTGTATCTAAGTATTACTGGTTGCATGGTTTTACCCATAAAAAATCCCAATAGAAATACTGCAAATGCAATTATCCACGTAGATTTTTCGATGTTTGAAAAGATATCCGTCTTTTCTGGTTGTTGATAAATCATTTGTTGAGGTGGAGGTTGATAATAATATGGATCGATCTGTGTACTATCATCGAGATGGTCGTTTCCTCTGTCATTATCAATTTTTTCATCCCTGAGAGGTTCAACGGATGGATCATAATCAATTGGATTTCCAATGTCCGTTTCCATTTTTAATTATAGCAATTGATTTTTTTAAGTCTATTCTTCCTCACTTTCATCGTCATCGTCATCGTCTACAACGAAACCCTCTAAGTTTCCATTTTCATCCTCGTCATCGTAATCCTCTTCGTCTTCGTCTGAGTATACTTCGTCCTCTGTATCCAATTCTGAATCAAAATCTGTATCGTATTCGTCTTCTGCGTAATCGTCCTCAAAATTACTCTCAGTTGGCTGAAAAACCTCTGGCTTCTTTATTTTGCGCCCAGATCTTGTTCTAATGTCTTGCATTTTATATAAATAAAGACTCTTGTTTAAGTATCTTTTCGTGAATTTCTTCCCTAATATCTAAGTCGGCGTATAATGCAAGCTCTTCGATGCTATTTAATGCATTTACAAGGAATACACGCTCCCTAGTGTCTTGATACTTCTTTTTGTTTTCCAAATAGTTCTTGTACAAATCTGGATGAATTCCAGAATATTCGTGGAACATATCTGGCTTAAATTGGTTCAATCTATCTTCAATATCTGACATAAATGATGATATAAGATAGATGGAGGCTCCAACTAAAAAGAGTGCCATTCTTCTGATATTGCCGTTTATTTTTTTTGTGATGAATACAAGTTAGTAACGACACTGGCACTCAATATATGCGTTCTAGGTTTTTGTTTCTTACATACGGGACATTTCTGTGTAATCTTGTTTTTGTTAATTATGTAATTCATTGTAGCTTCTTCGTGGTTACCCTTGATAGTTTCACAATAATTTGATGTGGTAGTGACAAAGTATTCTGATTTATTTCTCTTTAGGTTTATCACGGTGGTATCCCCTTGACCTTCCATAAATCTTCTCATATATGATTGAAGTTGTGGTTTCACATCAACTTGTTTAATTTCTGGGTTTTCTTCGATTTTTTTCATCACTGGACACGAAGATAATTCAGATCTATCTTCATAAAGTTTGTCAATAATTTTGGAATGTAATTCATGTCTTCTCCCGTAAAAATCTTTGCAAAATCCATCTCGTCTTTCACGAATAGTTTCACATCTACAGAAACATTTCTGTGCGATCACCCGACCACTGATATAAAACCAAACGTGATTTGAACCATGTTCTCTCTTCAAATTTTCACAATATTTTGATGTTGTTGAGACCAAATATGTATTTTTGTGTCTAAACATTTTTGTCACGATGGCGCTACCCTGTCCTTCCATATTTTTCTGAATAAAATCTTGGACCATTTCCTTGACCTCCTCATCGTGTAATTCATCTTTTGTTTGGGCATCTGTGAATGCACCCTCCTTAACAGACACAGACGGATGTTCACATATTTTTCTGAATAAAATCTTGGACCATTTCCTTGACCTCCTCATCGTGTAATTCATCTTTTGTTTGGGCATCTGTGAATGCACCCTCCTTAACAGACACAGACGGATGTTCAACCGTGACAAAATCGGTTCGTTCGGTTCGAACAGTGGCCATCTTCAAGATATCAATGTCTGGATATTGTTCAATCCTCCGCAAAGCACTGAGTGGACCATTCTCATAAATGAAGAGGGGTAAATATGCACCTTCCACGACACCCTTACTTATTTTGTGGGACCACGGCATGCGTAAACCACTCCCCTTTGTCTTTCTAGTAAGATCACCATAGACCGATGAATCTATGACTGCATTCCAATCTGGTCCCCCTTTTGCCTTTGAAAGTGCAACTAGAATGTGTTGACGAAGAGCCAAAGCCGATGCTTGATTCACCACATAATCTGGCCAATTTAGGTGCACTCCTGTTTTTATGTACTCCCCAGATGGTTTGGGTTGAGACACTGAAACGAGACACTTCTTACCCCCATGGCGTTTGACCTTGTCACAGATAATCTTGCAAATGTCTCGAATTTCTTCAATCGTAAGTGCTTGATCATCTTTGTAATCAATGTCTACGAAAAAGTTGTATGTGGGTGTCTTTTGTTCGACCACAAAAAGCTTTTCACCGGAACGAACGGCCTCTATGTACTTGTGGTTAAATTCATTCAATCTATCAAAGGGTACGGATATGGATCCACGATCCATAAACACATGTGATACATTGGGTTTTTTGTAGAAATTTTGTTCTATACACCACTTTTTAAACATACCTTTGTAATGCCTCTATTCTCTATACCTTGCCATGCAAGATACATCTGGAAATTCCATTGTTTCAGCCAAGTGCTTCTTAATGGTTAAAAGCTCATACACAGTCTTTTCACCATTTTCAGTCACCCAGTCTTCAATTTCATCGTCACCGAGGCCTCTATTCGTTTTCAAGAGTTCCTTAATCTGCATTAAAATGTAAGCCTTTGACTTCATTCTACTTAATAGAAAACTTTTTTCTATTTAGAGAAGTCACACACGCGTAAAATTCGGGATTTTTAAGAACGTTGTCCACGATGAGCTTCCAACGTTTTCTGGAGTTAAATTCTTCGAGGGTATCAAAACTCATATAATCATTTTCATCAAAAGTTTTCTTTATTGGTTGTTTCTGTATCTTCTTCAAATTTGTTTTTTGCTTTTCTTCGTAAAACTTCTTTACGAGTGCCTGTTGTTCGCTCCGCTTGTAGTCCACAAAGAATACAAAAACATTGTATTCAAGGTCCACTGTGGGGCTCTCCTTCACTGTGAATTTGTAGGTAGTATACTCACCACTCTTGAGTGCTACCGTCCCTCTCGTCTCTTCCTCAAGTTCCCTAAGTGCACACCTAAGGGGGTTGAAGATCTCTCTCCGCCTGCAGCCCCCTGTGACAAAAATCCAATCCTTAAATCTTCGATCCCTCACCGTGAGAAACTTTGGTTTATCATCGGCAAAGCTGACCGGTATCGCTATAGCCTTGTACTTTTTCATTGCGCATTCGCAAGTTATAATAAG